GCCTGATCGAGATTGAATCTCACAATGTTACTTTGCCGGATCGGGACCTCGCGAGGCCCTTTCCGTATGGAGTGCATTAACCAGATTGTGGTTAGCAACCTGGACTTCTAGCAATAGGAGTCTGGAATGCAGTTGAATTCAGTCTACGCCTAAACCAACTAGAACCCTTAGGTTTCCTGATTTTGTCCACCTGGATGATTTCTCAGAGCCAGTAGGTGTTTCTTTTGGTTTATGGCAGCGATCGCTCGCTCTTCTCCCTTCCCCGGGAGGAGGATAGGTCCATACACTTGAAAGTGCATATCCTATATCTAGAGAGAGTGTCCCCTAGATCAGTCTATCCTTTGACTGTGGATTAATTGTTTCCATAACCCAAATGGCACAGATTATTATAACCCTCTGTGTACGGGCTCCGTTCGCACCTATGATATTAGGAACTAAGCGAATACTACTTCACAGTAGTACCCGGTCCATGTATTTCTACATTTCATCATATTGTTCGTCACGTAGACGTGCCTCAACCCGGGCTTTCGCCTCGGGAGGTAGGAGATCTAGTGCAAGAACATATGATAAGTCCTCTCGGTGATAAATCCCGTCTAGATGGATATCATTTTCCGTAAAGACGACCCCCTTCACTTGATAAGTGAATAGAGGGGCTATGGATCCGTCTCTGACCTGAATTAATTCAGTCCAGATACCATCACCATTAGGATTCATTTGCGAGAACTGCGCCGTCGGACCCGGGTTCCAAGAGTTTTCGGACTCTTGTGCTCCCTCAGGTTCCATAGGTATAAGTTCTTCTGATACCATTACAGGTACCAGCGGTCCTTCAGGTGCCGCCATTGCCATCCCTTTGATCGGTAGACATCGCTCGGTCATCTTACGAACTGATTCGGTGTGTAGCCAGGCCTGTGCCGAACGGAAAACCTTGATTAAGGCTGACCGTTTCGCTCCTCCGAACTCATTTCGAGTTCGTTCAAAGAAGTTCGGACTCGGTAATGCGGCGATTGCATCCCGTATTTCCTCAACACAAGCCCAGATCTCATTGAGATCGTCTAAAGACGGTTCTTCTAATGAGTTAAGTCGCTCCTGTAGATCTTTAAGATCAACTTTGAGCTGTCCGACCAACGGTAAGACTACGTATATATTCCAAGCTTCCGCTTGGATGTTATCCTCGTCGAACCACGTATCGATGTTACCACCGTACGCAGAATCAGGGTAGATAACCGTTTCCAGTTTCTCCCTCATCCTTACGATCTGATACCTCGCTTTATCTCTTAAAGAGTTAAACAGGCGTTCCCCTATCGCTAAGAGAACCTCCTGCGGTACCTCCCGAGCC